TACGTGCTACCGGCGCCGGCTGTGAGGTTGATCGCCGCGGCCAAATTCGACAGGCTCGCGTTTATGGTCACGCCGCACAGCACCTCGAAGGCAGCACCCGTGAGCGTCGTTTTCCAGGTATAAACCGCAGTCGTGTTGCCGGCACCGTAGGTGCCAACCGTCACCGTCGCGTTGTTCGCTGGGATCCCGGATTGCGTCATGATGTCGGCGGCGGGGAGCAGTGCGGCTTCAATGAAGGTATCATCGCGCGGGCCGCCATCCGTGTCTGGCAGCAAACACTGGAAGTTAAATACGCCGTCGTTCGGTGTGGACGCCACGGCGCCGCCTTGCGCAGTCAGCGTGCGTGCATAGGACGACTCGTCAGCGATGCCGGACTCAAAGCCGCTCAGCCACACAACGTTGGACCAATGCGGATCACCAGCCCCGCGCGTAAAGGGCGCTGTTGGCGCAACAAATCCGCCTGTGTAGCGCGCGTAGCCTGCTGTGAGCCTAAATTCGTCAAAGAAGCCATCCAAGCTAGTGTCGGGCCGAACGCCGCTGCTGGCATAGTCCCCGCCGAGGATGGCCGTTGCAGTAGCGGCAAAGTAGGTGCTGACGTCGGTAGCCGGTAATCCGAGTTGGACGCCATCCACGAAAAACATGGTTTCCCCCGATGCGCGGGAGACTGCCACATGATACCAGCGGCCAGTCACTGGCACCCACGGATAGCTGAACACTTCGCTGACGGTCGTAGCAGTGCCATCGGTGGACGTCACAAATACCGTGTTGCCGTTCTCCAGCGACGGGCCGCCGATGTAGAGCTGATAGCTGCGCTTGTTGTTGTTGGCGTCCCACAGCCCAAAGATCACGGCCTTGTTTGAACCTGAAGGCAGGGCGTTGAACCGCACCTGGGCCTCTATCGTGAAATCTCCATTGCCAAGGTAGAGCGACGTGGCGGCGTCGGCGGAGACACCCACAGCGTTTGAACCTAACGAATTTAGGCTAGAGCGGTTGTCCAGGATGCCAGCACCAAACTTCTTGCGCGGTCGCGCAGCCCAGCCTTGTGCGGGTGCATCGGCATTTACCTGCAAAGTCGCCACGCGGCGATCGCCCAGCGGGAATGAGTTGTTGTGGGTGCCGGCCGTGTCGCGCACGACCAAATGCGCCACGTACCCTGTGCTTGCGCCTGGGCCGGCTACGGAAGCATTGAGTGCGAATTGGGCGACACCTCCCGCGGCGTACGGCGTAATCGAGCCTTGCATGCTTAGCCCACTGGCGTTGATGGTGGGCGAAGCTCCGCCATTCACGTAAAGCACAAAAGCGGCTGCCGTGATCGAAGTAACGTCAATGTGCATTTCTAGGAACGTATCCGTCTGCGCCACAATGACTGGCAGCGAAGTGGTACCCAGCAGGTTGTTATCCTTGTCGTACAGCGACAAAGCCCCTGTGGTTTCAACCACTAAGCGCACCAAATCGCGGTTAGAGGAATCCCTAAAGCTGATGATAGTTTGGCGCGAATTGCCAGTAGGCAAGGATGCAGCGGCGTAGTGCAGAGACACATTTAACACGGTTTTCGTGCTGGGCAGCACGCGCCGGGCGCTGTCACCTTGGCCACCGCGAAGATACGGCGTCAAATTCGAGGTATCCCACGGCAGCGTCGAAATTAGCGAAGTGTCGCTGACTTCGGCGTAGGGACCGGACAGCATAGCCGAGATGGCACGGTTCTGCGTTTTTCTATCTGTGCCAATGCCATAGTGCCCAAATCCGTCAACAATAATGTTGCTCATGTCGACAACCCCGCTTCTCTGCGCCGCTGGATGCGGATGCGCTCCTCAATACCGTGGTCACTGATGCGGTGAACACCCCATTGAGCGCTTTCACCATACCCGTAACCAACCGAATAGACAACACCATCGTCGCCCACGAAAATCACCGAGTCTGACACTGCACACATGGTGCCTGCGACAACTCCGCGCTGATAAACCCGGCCTTGTACCGGCAGCCAGGGGGCGTCGTCGTTGCCTGTGGCATACCAGTTTTCTGTCGAGCCGCCGCCCGAAATGAGCACCTGATCCCCGACTTCCATCATGTCAACGATGTTGTCAGGGTGGCTTTCCTTCTCGGCGTAGTCGAGTGGATCAATTTCGATGGCTCCGGGCTTCAGCCAGAAGAACTGTTGCGAGTTGGCGGCTGACACCAGCACATAGCCGGCGCTGGAGGACAAGGCCTTGGCACCTTTGCCGTCCGGCATAGTGACACCGCTCAGCGCGTGCGTGCCGCCACCGGTCATTGTGGCTGCGCTCCAGGTCAAATAGGAGCCTGAGACAATCGTCGTGGCGATGCTGTTGGCGTCGGTGTAGTTGCTGATTGCAGTCAGGATCATGCGACTGATCGCCGCGGAACCGCCGGAAAGCGTCGTGCCGCCCCAGGCCACACCGGTGCCACTGTAGACGGTAGTGGTGATTTCGTTGCCAGCGGCACCGCCCGACAGCGCGGTAATGTCCAATGTGGTGGCCGTATAGAGCGCCGAAACGTCGGCTGCGGCAGCCGTGACATAGGTCGTGTTGTAGGTGATACCGGCCGTTCCATTGTAGTTAATCAGTTTGGCCATGTTCGTCAGCGCCATGGCATCGTTGTCTCCCAGCGCAGCGATGAACGGGTTGGTGGCCGTGCCGGCCTGATCGTTGGTCGCAATAGCGCCCCAGGTGTAATAAATGCCGTTGATTTCAATAACTTGGCTGGTGATCGGCGTCGTTACGGTCAGCGTGCCAGTGGCGACCGTGGCCTCATTGGCCGCAGCCGTAAGATCGGTGCGCGGGCCTCCCAGCGTGGGACTGTAGTCGATCCCAGCCGTGCCGGCGAAGTTTAGCAGGTTCGCCATGGAGCCGAGCGGATCATTGGTCAGCAGGGCCAGGAACGGGTGCGCGGAGCTGCCATCGGCGAGTGCGGACGACACGTCGGTGTTCCAGGCATAGTAGGTCGTACCGATCTTGATGACTTGCGTGGTGATCGCATGCGCCGCGTCCCACTTCAGGGTGCCAGTCGCGTGCGTGCCACCACCATACCACTGGAGAAGAAGGCCGTCCGTGATGAACAGATATTCGTAGCCGATGCCCTTCATCCAACCAATCTGGGGCACGCCCGTGCCGTTGATGATGCCTCCAATGTGCGTCTTGGTGGTGCCGTCCCAGCGGTAAAGGTCAGGGCCGGACACCACGAACAGGTCACCGCCCATGAAGCCGGGGCGCGAGAACGTCCGGCGAATTTTGCCGGCGCCGAAGGTGTTGAGCAGAGTTGTGCCGCAGCGTGACAGTAAGGCGCTGCCCTCCCTCAAATTTGTGATGTTTTTCTCCAGATAGCGGTTCTCCAGAACCACCTCAGGCTCGCCGGCAAAAATGCGCTTGTAGGCGCCTTGACCAAGAGGAATGTTGACCATCAGGACCACCACCTTCCTGCGGCTGTGCTTTGCAGTGAACGCGGGGTGCTGCCAGACCCGTAGGTCGTGGTGCCAGCCTGCCTGTATCGCGCCTGGAGCTTTTTGAGCATGGCGGTGAACATCACCTGCGTCACTGGATGCACCTTTTTCTCGAACGAGGGCGCCATGCGGATGGCCAGGGCACAGACCCACAGATCGTCCAGCTCGGGTGGGAAGGGGCACTGATCGGTCAGCAGCATGTCTTTAATCGTGGTCCAGCGACCGGTATCCCCGCGATACAGCCATTCCTGTGGCGCCGACGTGACGGTCAGCGTCACTGTCTCGGCGCCGTCAATTAGTCGGCCATTGCCGTCGATCACCAACGTGGCGTCGGGTCCATCACCGGTCTTTTCGCCGCTCGCGACGAAGAAGCCCATTCGCGTGCCATCATCGGGGGCTTCGGGAAACCATGCGGTTTCGTTCTTCTGGCCCCACACGATCCGTGTGTTCTTGGGCGGATAGCGATAGATCATGGCGCTGCTATCGGTGGCATAGGGCGACCCCAACATCACGCCGGAGGCGTCAAGCGGGAAGGGCATTTGCGGAAAGTTGGCTGCCACGCTGGCGGTGCGCTGCGGGGCCGGGATAAGCCAATCCTGAAGGGGCTCGCCCATCTCATAGCCGAACACCCCGTGGATGTAGCGGTTGAGCTTGGCCAGCCCCTCGGCCAGCTCCGCATCGGTCGGAACTGCTTCGGCGTCAATCAGATTGCCTTCGCGGAAAGCTGCTTGCACAAGGGTGCTGGCCAAGGTCATGGGCTTACTCCTTCAGAGTTTCGGGCTCGCCTTGGGCTGCGGGCGGCGCGGATGTCGCCGGCAAAAGGGCCAGTAATTTACGCGTGGAGATGTCGGCCGGGAAGCTCACCTGTCCGCCATCTTTGTCCGTCAAGTAGGCGATCGCCGACTCGCGGAGCTGCTTCTCAAGCGCGGCGGTGCCGGCATTTTTCTTGAACTCGATACCGCCGCTGACGAGGGCAGCGATGACTTCCTCGCGCGTCAGCTTGTCCACAGGCGGTGCAGCCGGTTCGGGCTTCTTGTCGTCAATGTGGTGGTCGGGATGCTTCGTGGTCCAGCCTTCGGGAACTTCGTCGGCCGACTGGAAGATACGCGCCTCGCCATCGGGGCTGTAATAATAGGCTGGAAAGCCAGGGGTTTTGGACATCTGTGTCTCCTTCTCATATGATTGAGGCGCCACACTAAGCAGCGCAGCGCCTCAGACCTTACACTAGGATGGCTTAGAACGCCACCCAATTGGTTCCGTTGTAGAAGGCTGCGATCACGTAGGCGCCAGCTCCGGCGGCGACGGTTGCACCCTTGGCATAGGCGGCGAAGGCGTCCGTGACGATCACTACCTTGCCCGTAGTCGGCGTCGGCAGTGTGGCGAAGGTCACAACCGGGATTGAGGAGGCGGCGGTCGCCAGGGCTACCGTGAACAGAGTTGATGGATTGACCCACGCCGAGCCGCTCCAAAGCGTCAATGTGTTGGTGTCGGTCGCGTAGAAGAACGCGAAGGTATGGTCGGGAACGTCGGGCGTGGTGGGACGCTCGGCGGCTAGACCGGATCGTACTGCCGTTGCCCAAAGGGAGTTGGCCATGGTCGATACTCCTTGTGTGAGAGTGAAGGGCCAGGGCATGCCGTCAGCAGAGGCCCTGGTCTTGTCACATTACGAGTTCGGCCCAATCAGGCGCGTACCCAGCTCGGTGTCCATGCACGCACCGCCGTAGATCATGTCCCAACGATGGACATGCTGGCCGGTCGTGATGTCCGAACCTCTCCAGTACCGGATCGAAATGCCGGTATCGGGATCGGTGGCGAACGACGCCACACCAGTGAACGGCATTTCCAGGCGGGCCGACACGAGGGCGAGGGCACGCTTGTGGAAGACGCTGCGAACCGGGACGTTGATGCTCGGGGCACCAGCGAACTGGATGTAGGCGTTGTCGGCCGGCACGCTGTCCACGGTCGCAAAGGCCGAGTTGGCGTAGGTGTTGACCCCATCGCTCGTGCCCTGGACGATGATCGCCGGGGTGATGGAGAGCGCCGCGGCCGAGCTGACAACCGTGGCAGCCGTGAGGACGGTGAACTGCTGCAAGTACGGCAGCTTGACTTGCTGACGCCAATCCCAGGCATAGACGCCCGCGATGGTGAACACGGCGCCCGCTTCGATAGTCTGGGCGGTCGTGCCCGTGATGTTCAACGTCTGGATGTTGCCAGCCGTCAGGCCCGAACCCTTCACGTCGCGGTAGTTGACGTTCTGGTTGGCGCCGGACACCTGCGAACCGGTGCTGGAGCCGTTACCCTGCGTGCGGGTACCGGTGGAGAGCGTCGGGATTTGCTGCGTCGAGTACCAGTCCACCTCGGAAATCAGCGGAATGCGGGTCTTTTCGAGCGCCGTCCGATTGACATCGGGGGTGAAGTCGGAGAGCAACGCGCCGCGGATCAGCTCGCCGTCGCCGTAGCCGAGCACGCCGCTGATGTTCGCATTCGGAACGCCCTGCGCCATCAGGCGGGTGGGGGCGGCGAAGGCGGCTTGCGGCTTGTTGATCGACTTCGTGAGCAGCGTCGCGTTCGACAGTGCGTCGGAGCCGGCTACGTCGGTGTTGCCACCGGACACCCAACTATGGAAGCCGAGGGTCAGGCGCGAGATGAACTTGTCCACGTCCGTGGCCAGGGTGACCGCGGCGGATTTCAACGTCTCGTTCTTGAGCAAGTCGTTGAACGACTGGACGTATTCCAGGTCGCCGATGGAAATGTGGACGTTCTTGTATTCCGTGACGCTGATCGGAACCGAACCGGTCACAACGTCCTGAGCCTTCAGGGACGCGCCGGAGGTTGCGACGAACCGGGGCGGTTTCTTGACGCTGATCGCCAGTCCGTTTTCATTGGTCACTTGGTCCTTGAACTGACCGTCCACGAGCCGACCCCACACAAGAGAGTTCTTGAGCAGGAGCAGCATGACGTTCGCGTAAACCTGCGAGTTGAGGAATGCGTTGGCCATTGACTGTTACTCCCTTATCTGCGACGGGCGCTTGCCTGGGCCATGGCCTCGAAGGCTCTAAAGTCCTGGGTAGCGCCGTCAACTTGGTTGCTGCCGCTTCCCCCTTTCATCGTTTTGATGGGTTCGGGGGCCTTTGTCGTCTTTGCCACCCGTTTCGGGTCCACTTGCGTGGTGTCCTGCTGGGTGGATGCGTCCGACGACGCGGACGAGAACTTCGCTTCTAAGCGACCAAAGGCAGCAGCCTGCCCAAGGGGGGACAGACCGGCAATTCTGGCAGCCTCTTTGGGGTTGGTTGCCAGATGATAGGCCACCCTGTGACCTACTTCGCTCTCGGTAATCAGTTGGAGCATCGGCGCCGAGCACGCCCAGGTTCCTTGCTTTGCGCCGTCCAGGACCACTTCCTCGAAGTCGTCAAATTCGGCGTTACCATGTTCCAGTGTAATATCGGTCTGCCGGCGCAGGTTGTCAAGATTGCTCTGCGCCTGGGCCGCTTGGCTGGATTTGGCCGTTTCCTGCTTGTAGGCTTCGGCTTCCTGCTTGGCCTCGTAACGCGCGAGGGCGCGGATGAACTTGCTGTCCAGCTCGCCAAACTCGAAGTCCTTCGGATCGGGCTCCTTGCCGGCGGCAGACGGAACTACCTTGGTGTCGGTGGTGGCAGGCTTAAGCGTGCCCGCTTCATAGGCTGCGAGCCGGCGTTGCAGCTCCGCTTTTTCGCCTTCAGACACAGCAGCGCGACGCTCAGCAGCACCAGCCTGTCGCCGATAGTTGTTGATACGGTCCTGGACGGTTCGCTTGGAGCCGCCTTTGGCGTCGGTTTGCTTCTTGGCGATAGCGTCGGCAACGGCTTTCTCCCTTTCATCGTCGGACAAGGTGTCGCCCTTGGTGGCCTCGGCCGCATCGACTGCGGCGTCTTCCTCCTCGGTGGACAGATCGACCGGCTTGGCCGCAGCCTTCTCGGCCTTGGCAGCAGTATCGGCACGCACCTTGTCGTCCGCCGCCTGGGCGGCTTTGGACTGGTCACGCTGTGCTTGACGGGCCGCGAGGGTTGCATTTTCCTCGGGAAGTGGCGCCCCATCGGACGTATCGCCATCGGTGCTCGCGAACGTCTTGAACTTGGCCATTTCGTCTTCAACGGAGGGGCGATCCGCCACTGCGTCACTTTGTGCTGTGCTCATGTTGTCTCCTTTTATGTGCCTTGGACCGTTTTCATGGTTTCCAGGTGGGTACGAATTTCGCGGTCAGTCATCTGAGACGCGACGTTCTGTGCGGCGAGATTATCCTTGGCCGGGGTCGATTGCGCCTGGGCCATGAAGCTCTGTGCGCGTGCGGCATTAACGGCCGTTTCTGACTGGAGCTTCTGGTACTGCGCGTTCGCCATGGCGTCGGCCTGCTGCTGCTTAGCCTGTGCGCCCTGCGCCTTGCCCTGTTGTTGTTGTTGCTCCTCCGGCGACAGATCGTCAAGAGGAACGGTTCCCGGCGGCATGGTGGCGCGGATGCGGGCGGCGATTTCGTCGGCCATCGGCCAATCCTGTGCCTGGACATACAGGTCCATGAACAAGGCCAGGGACTGCGGCGCCGCGTTGGCGAGAGCGGTCATGCTGGCGAGGGCTTCCATGCGCTTTGTGGCGTAGCTCGGGCCGGTGATGATGCTGACCGAATACTTGCCGAAGGTGATGTCGATTGCGTCCGGGTCGTCAGGGTCGTTGATCTTTACCAGCTTCTGCTGCTGCTTCTGGCCGAGCACTTTGATGGTGCGCGCCGTGTCGTAGACGGTCGAGACAAGCTCGTTAAGGGTCACACCGCACTGCTCCAGCGCCATGTTCAGGTTGTCGTGATAGATCACCGTTCCGGTGTCGCTCACGCGCTGGCGGGCCATGATGGCCGCGCCGGACACTTCGTTCGACGGCATGCCAAGGTTGGCCTCGTGGATGTTGGACACGTCCTTGATGTCCTGCGTCGAGGTTTCAGCCTGCGCCATCAGCGAATTTTCAATCTGGGCGGGCGCGACGCGCTCGGGCTTGCCGCCGCTGTCGTCGTTGTAGACCAGCAGCGGATCATCGCTGAGATGCGCATTGCGGAATGCGGCTTCACGGCCCTGCACAACTGACGCGCCGGCAATCCACACCTGCCGCGGGGTCTGCATGATGCGCTCGGCGACCACTGACCGCCAGAAGTTGTGGTAACGTTGGGGGTCCTTCAGGAAGCGCGTGATGCCCCAGCGGTGGACGCTTGAGCCGACGTTCATTTCCCAGCCGGGCACCCGGAAGACCGGAACGCGGCTGATGTCGAGCTGGTAGGGGCCTTCGAGCAAGTTGGCCGCGGACAGGATATACATTTCCGCGAATGGGCGCTGCACGTCGCGAATATAGGGCGAGCCGTCAGGCTTCTGCTTGACTTTCGCCAGAACTTGTAGGGCTTCACCCGGCTCTTTCAGCTCGTCGGTGATGTCCTGCGTGGTACCGTCCATCATCAGCGCCATCGTGCGCGGCCGAGTGCGCATGCGCCAGTAGCTGCACACGCGGATGTCGTCTTGGGCGATCCAGCCGTTCATGCGAAGGTCACCGCGAAGCGCTGCGTCTTGGATGACATCGCCCGGCGTGGCCCACGGCCAGCGCTTATAGAAATCTCGCTTGGAGAAGGTGTCGATCACGGCCACATGCCGGGCGTCGGAGCCGGTCGGGTCGGTGCGCATGCGATCCCACAACACGGACAGATGGTCGTTGATGGCACTGATCTTGATGTCCTGAACGAACACATCCACCGGGTTCCAGTCCAATTCGATTTGAAAATTCCCGATCCCGCATCCCACGGCGCCTTCCATGGCGCGGTCGTAGGCAAGCTCAGCTCGGCTGGTCTTCTGGATGTTGCGGATCAGGCCCTCGCGGATTTGCGCGGCGGCTTGCTGCTCGTCGTTGTCCGGGATCACCCTGATCGTCGTTTCATTGATGCGGCGGTTGCCCACCACCTGGGCGATGAATGCCGGCAGGCGGTTGATGGTCAGGGTGGGCTTGCGCGCGGCCTCACGTTGCTGGCGCACGATGTCGTCCCACTGGTCGCCGACGATGAACCGCAAATCCTCCAGCGCCGCCTCGCGGTTTAGCCGGTCGTAGTTGATGTCGTCGTTCATCTCGCGAATGACATCCGTCAGGAACGTGTGTTCGTCGGTGTAGTCGTCAGGCAGCCGGATGTCAGGGCGCTTGGCAGCAGCGCCTGGGTCAGGTTGTTCGTTAAACAGGTCTTGTTTCATTCATCACCCCATCCAGCCGTGTGGCCCACTAGGCGAAATGCCGCCAAACACTGGCCCCTGTTGTACCGCAGTTTGCTGGGGAGCGTCAAGGTTGGCAAAAACCGCGCCCGGCTTGGGCTCGCGGTAATTTGGGAAATACTCGTTTGAGGCGAAAGTCAGCACAATCGCGTCGGCCAGATCGGGCGAGCGGATGCCACGTTCCTTCATCTCTTTCTTGCTTTCCAGCATGAAGTCGTTGTTTGGCAACGGCTTTTGGCGCGGCGCCGACAGATCGGACAGCAGCGTATCTTCGTCAGGCAGATCGGCGCCCTCCTCGCCTGTCAACCATTCCTGGCAGCGCTTCCACATTTCGGCGCGGCGGTTCTTGGGGCCGGGGATTTTGGGCTTGGCCAGCTTGGCCTGGGATGTCCCGCCGAAGTTGACACTGCGAACCACTTCCACATACTCCGGTCCCATCGTGCGCAGGTTCGTGATGATGTCCACCCCGATATTGCCGGCGTCGATGTTCACTCGGGAGGGGTGCAGCGTGTCGATCAAGTCCTTGATCCAGGCAGAGCCCTCCAAATGATTGATTTTGTTGCGATAGCGCACCCAAAGCACCTTCTGGCCGCGTCGAGCAGCGATGGCGAAGCGATCCCCGCCACCGGAGGCCGGGTCAACACCCAAAATCAGGGGTCCGGTGGCTTCGTAGGTGTGTTTCCGGGCGCGCATCACGAAAATCGGCAGGATGTAGGGCGCCATGCCGGGCGGGGCGGTCCAAGCTTCGGCCGGGCAGGCCGGATATTCGCGCTTGAACAGCTCAAAACTGCGCAATTCGTGTATTTTTGACCGCCTCCAGGCCATTTGGCGCATGTCTAGCTTCCAAGTCTCGGCATACTCGACTTCGGACATCTCGCCCTCGTCCGGCGGCTCACTGGACAGCGTGAAACCCTCCTCGGGCTCGCGCGCATACTCCGGCGACAGCCACCAGGGCAGGAAGATCGGGATGTAGTCCCCGCGGCCGGCTTCGGCGTCCTGCCAGCGACCGTAAAACTCGCCCCCGGCGCCGGCCGAGGTGCTTTCCAGGATGACTTCGGTGCCGGCGGCGAGCGGAACGCCCTGCACGGATGCGGCAAAGTGGTCGCTGGCGTTCATCCAGAACGCGACTTCCGACCCGTGGAACAGCGAAATGGCTTTGGACCGCCCGCCGGCCTTGGTTTGGGCGGTGGCGACGGCGTAGGAGCTGTCGAGCTTGTCGAACACCAGCTCCTTGGCATTCGAGGTGCCGACATGCGGCGCCAGGGTGTTGTTCCGCTGATAGCGGTCCACGATCCCGAACAGGGTGTCCGTCGAGGATTGCTCATGCGACAAGATGTAGACGTTGACGCCCCTGCGCATACTGCATTTATGGTAGTAGCGCCCGGCCGTGTATGTCGAGATGCCCTGCTGTCTACCCTTCAGCACCAGCGCGCGGACCCAACCCTTCTCCTTGCGCTGTGCCTCGATTTTCGAGTGCAGCACCTCCTGCGCGGCGTTGAGCACGAACGGCTTCAGGTCGCCTTCCTTGGTGCGCACGCGCAGGCACTGAGGGCCGAACACCTTCAGGTCGTCGCGGAGTAGTTTCAGGTTCTGTAGTTTTTCATCCATGAGATAGGTTGCTCCGCCGGGGCCATTGGCCTGCGCTGGGTTGGGGCGGTAGCGCTGCCGGCGGAGCTTGTGCTAGGAGGAGACGGCCTCGCACCGGTAGAAGCTACTATGCCCATAAGTGGGTGTCAACGCTCGTCGTTTTCTCCTCCAACTTCGGTGAATGTGCCGTCAACGATGCCAGCGTTCTCCTCGCGCGTCAGCTTGTCAAGCAAGTTCTCAACGCTGTCGAGGTTCACGGTGTGCTCCGTCGCGGAGTTCTTGGGCAGGCCCTTGGCCCATATGGCCATAAACTCGCTGTAATTCTTGTCCGCCCAATCCTGCATGCGCTCGACGCCGCCCAGACCCTCGAAGATGGTATCCACGATCTGGCTGCGCCGCTTCGCGCTGACATAGGGCAGCAAGTCGTGGCCGGGGAGTGAGGACGGGAGCTGCGGAACGCCGGACATGTGGTCACCTCTGTGGTCTGCGGGCCAGCATTAACACAGGTCGCGGATCAGGTAAACCTCGCCGTCGCCCATCCAAGGGTTCTCCGGCAGGAAGGTCTTGAAGCCGTTGTGCATGTAGGCGTTGAGGCTGGCGCAGTTGTCGAAGTGGGTGTCGGACACCGCGGTCGTGAAACCCATGCGGCGGGCGGCGGCGATCCTGATCTGGATCAAGCGCTTCTGGAGGCCCCGGCCGCGATAGTGCGGCAGCGTTCCATCCCGGCTGAAGTAGACCGTGCCCTTGGGGTCGAGCGGATCGACCACCATCTGTGCGAAGGCCACCGGCTCGTCGCCGTCCCAGGCTGCCCACCACCAACCCTCTTGGCCGGGCGGCTCCAGCTCGTGGCCGTAGCACACGTCGTGCATGGCGATCACTTCGTCCTGATAGTCGGCGATGTCGAGCCTGCCGATGGGGAGCAGTGGCGCCCTCATTGCGAGAACGCCACGAAGCTGTCGCCGCGTTTCTTGTAGAGCTGGCCGAGCAGTCCCTGGATGTAGGAGACGTTGTGCTTGAACCCTGCTCGGGCGCTGCCGTCCGGGTTGGTGCGGGATGCCAACAGCTTCTCCAGCTTGATGATTTCCAGCTTCTCGTCGTTGCTCGTTCGATCTTCTGCCATGATGTCTCCTCACTGTTGCCCGGTGATGCCATAATCGCCCCACACGGGGCTGCCGGTCTGCGGCGCGTCCGCGGCGGGCTGCTGTTGCTTTTTCTGCTTGGCCAGCTCGGTGCCGGCGGAGTAGAGGCTGGCCATGGCATTTCCGCCACCTGACGACATGGCGCCCATAGCGGTGGAACCACCGGAGCTGGCTGCGGCACTGCCGAGTGCGGTTAGAAATCCCATGGGTGTCTCCCGTTGATTGAGGTGCGGAGGATAAGCGCCCGAAGCTCCGCATGCAAGCCCCAGCCGGCTCCCCACGTTCGCCGGGCATGACCTGTCGGTGGGGAGCGGGCCTAGACGCGGCAGCGGTTGGCTTACCTACGCCTATTCCAAATGTTAACTACGAGGTTGATGATCGTCGTCGCCGGCTTTTGGCAGTCGCACATGAACAGCGCGAGGCCGAAGCCGGCCGCAAATGCCGCGATGGCGACGACACAATCCATTACAACCTCCCGAACAGCAACAGCAGGATCAAGATAACGGCGATCAGGCCGATCCCGCCGCTGGGGCCGTAACCCCATTGTGCGCTGTAGGGCCACGTCGGCATGGCGCCGACAACCAGCAGGGCGAGGAACACGAGGACGAGGATACCGATCATGGGGAGCACTCCTTTGGGTTCGGACGTATTGTCGCAGTAGTTCTACGTATAGTCCACTTCGGAAACTACTCAGGCGTGCAAAAGTTCCCCTCCACCAATTCCGACCACAGGCGGATCGGGTAAGTCGTCGTGGCTGGCGAGTTGGCCGATCACTTGGCCGATATGTCGTCAGGTCTTGTGATAAGCTTTGTCTTATCGAAACCCGCGCCGGCTAGAAGAATTTTCTTATGCTGCCACCCCGTGACCTCGTTGTCGGTCAAAGCGCGGTTGCTCAACGCTCCGTCACTGCGTGCGCCGTTTCCATGTTGCTAAGTACTTCAAATTAGTTAGCATCCACTGGATTTTGGGTATTCTCCAGTGTGCGCACCGTACAGCTCAGCGCGACGAAGCTATCGAAGGTACCCCCCGGCCAAGTTAACCTCGTTTTACCAAGGTCAGCGCGGGCACGGGGGGACATAGCAACGTCATTGCTATGATATACGCAGTTAACGTAGTAGCATTGTCACTACGTAACATAGAACAAAATGAAAACAAATCGAATTGAATGCAAAGCGCTGCTGCTATGTATCATAGTGACATGATGTAGTAGCAGCTATGTATCATAGTTATATAGCACTTAGCAGTCGAGGCGGAGAATGTTGCGACGTGGCGGCGTCACTGCGGGATTGGGAGGTGGATCGGGCTAAGCCGGGAGTGCTAACTAATCGTAAATTGCTTAGCTTTTATCTTCCTCGTGTTCTGTTCTAAGATGATTGCTAATATAAAGGTGTAGCATTGTGTATATGGCGAAGGTGAGGTGACACCTCGACCCCTGATACTGAAATACATCATAGCAACGGCACGACGCGACCCAGCAACGGGGCAACTCAGTGACGGAGCGACAAAGCGGGCCAAATAGTCCAGCAATGGCACAGGCTTAGTCTCAAAGTGACACAGTGACACGGCGCGCTGTGCCAGCTTGACACGTCGATCTTAACCTGTCACACCATTTTGCGCGGAATGCCTGGGCCAATCATTAATCCGCTAATTGGCACTATAACTGCATAGCATGTAGCATACAGCCGCTGACACTAGGCGGCACAAAATGGCAGGACAGACCATGACAATCGAGATTAAATCCGGGACGCGCGTCGTCGCAAGGTCGCACAATCTGCGCGGACTATTGGAATACGCCCGCAACAAGTCACCCGTCATCATCGCAGCCATGACGCGCACCGACGACGGCGCTGACGTGTTCGTGCGCTTCTTGGACCATGCCCACTGCCGCACCACGTTTGCCGATTATAGTGTCGCCGTGGCGTGGTTTAAGGCGCGGCGCTCTTGGGGCTTGCACATGAACGTTAGCATGGGCGCAGCCGATTACACCCGATTTGAGAGTGATGGGCTATGACAACCCTCAACACCCTCCTTACCGCCGCCGACATGCCATTCATGAACGACGGTGAATTAGAGATGATCCAAATCTCGCCGTACTACCGCAACATTCACGAAGTGGCTAAGGCAGAGAGCGACAAGCGGGACACAGCCCGCCTTGCACGCTGGCTGCAAAAGCAGGCCGCACGCCGTGACGCAGCGCTGGGGGTTTGAGATCATGAGACGCTGGTTAGCTGCAATTGCACTAGTCGCCGCGCTGTCAACCGATCTGTGGCCACTGGTTGTGTTCGGGCTGGCCGCCTTTGGCCTGCTTTGGTATTTCCGCCCATTGGGCTTTGACGAGGAGTTCCGTAAATGACCAAATCACTGACGCTTGACGAGCTGCTGGCACTGCACCCGTGCAACCGTGAAGAGCGTATAACCATGTTCGGAAAGTCAAAAAAATTAACCCCTGCGCAGGCATTTCGGCGTGGCACCACGGTGTCAGACGTGTTGTGGGTTATGGGCCGCCTTGGGTTGGCTGCGGAGTGCGCTGAAGTCGCCAAACGCGCCGCCAAACGCGCCGCCACCTACGCCGCCGCCGACGCCGCCGCCGCCGCCACCTACACCACCTACGCCACCTCCGCCGACGCCGCCACCTACACCACCTACGCCGACGCCGCCAAACGCGTCGCCAAACGCGCCGCCGACGCCGACGCCGCCACCTACGCCACCTCCGCCGCCGCCACCTACGCCACCTCCGCCGCCACCTACGCCACCTACGCCACCTCCGCCGCCACCTCCGCCGCCGCCGCCAAACGCGCCGCCACCTACGCCGCCGCCGACGCCGCCGCCGCCGCCACCTACGCCGCCGACGCCGCCACCTCCGCCGCCTACGCCGGCGGCGCCGACGCCGGCGCCGAGCGCATGCAGCAAAAGAACGACATTGTGGAGCTGCTTAAATGACCAATCACATCACCTTTGACAGCTGCGCCGCCCGCCGTTCGATCGAACGCACCTTCGCCGCGAACGCTCGCCATGCAGCCCGCGGCAACACGTCACATACCCGTGCGCTCTACTGCGCAGATAGAATGCTCGTCGTCGCAATCCTGCTTGGGTGCCTTGTGGCACTGATTTTGTTCTAACCTACACCTCAACCACTTGGAGTTAACACAATGAAAGCGTTCGATTTTATCGTTCCCGTGAACGACAACAATGGCAAGCCGTACACCGCGGCAAAGTGTTCCCTATTCAAGGCCGGCCTCTTGGATGCCTACAACGGCTATACGATCTTGGGGCAGTGCAAGGGCGCATGGCGCGACCCGAAGGACGGCAAGGTCTACCTTGACGATAGTGTCGTGGTCCGGTTGATCGCCGACGAAGTGACGACGGCTATCGAGTTGTTTTTTGCCACCTTCCCCGACCAGCTATGTGTTGCCTACACCAGCGGCTCGGATGCGTGGTTGATTGACAACGCAAACCCGCCGCATTGACAAAGGATAGGGGAGGTAGCGCTCCCCGTTCCCGTGCCAATGATGGTACGCTAAGGAGTTAAGACTATGAACGGATTAGCAGAATTGAGTGTGCGGCCGCTGGCATCTTTTGATGAACATGTTGCCAATGCAACGGCCGATCGTATTCGCAGGCTCTCGGCCGATGCGTCTCGCCTGTCATGGGACCTCGACGAGGCGTTGCGCGGTGTGCGCCGCGCTACCAGCGACGAAGTGAAAGCGGCTGCCTTGAGCGTTCTGGAAAAGGTGCATGCTCGGGTGTGCCGCGAGTTTACCATCCTCGGCTTTTGATCCCTGATCCCCGCGCCCGCCTGGAAGCGGTCCGCCTTTAGGTGGGCGCATCACACCGGACTAAGACCATGATCGTATCGATCGAAGATGCATTCGTTCGCACCTACAGCGACAGCGGGCAGCGCACTGCTTACGTCGAGTGGACCGATAGCAAGGGCCACACTGGCAGGACGGAAGGCAACCCTACAAATGCCCACATGAAAGCCCTGCTTGCCCGCGCCACGCGCGAAGGCGTCACCATCCGAAAGGAGTGCTGGTAATGGCCGTTGACCATCTTGCCGCCGTCCAGTCTGGCGTGGTCACTAAGACCAACGTGATCGGCATTCGCAAGGCCATCAACGCCAAGCTGCGCCGCGACTATGGATACTCGACGGGCTTTACATCCCCGAAACTGACAGCCGCGGACATCTTCGCAATCGAGGCGGCGATAGCCTACCATACGCCCCGCGTAGAAGGCGAGCTGGACAGCACCGGGCGCGCACTGCTCAACTCTCCGCGCTACCGTGTGCGCCTTGATCGGGTCAGAGAAATCGTATCCTCGCTATCCCGCTTCAGGCTGATGGGCTACCACCGCATCGGCGACGGCTTGCCGCATGTGGTCCCGATCTATAAGGCATGCAGCCCGTGCGGGTCATTCATATTCATTAACGTGGCATGGCAATCTGGTGGTGCTGGTCCCGAGATAATCAGCATCGGCGCCGACAGGGAGCGCATGCTATGAGCCTACAGCACTACGAAGAAACGGCGCATCGTCCATCATCCGACCGCGTGGACAGGCTAATAGCCCGCGCCCTTTGGGATGCCAGGAAACTGGCCGACGAGGCAGCTTGCGCGAACCGCCTGGACGGGCTGCAAGCGCTGGCCGACATTGACACCGTGCTATCCGTCATGTCAGTGTGCCCGGAGTTTCGGGGCATTGTGGAGGCATACGCCAATGAACGATCTTGACAAGTACCGCGCGGCAGCCCTTGCGCTGGCCGACGCGGCCGAAGACATCGCCGGCATTGAGCGCATAAACCCCGGTGCAGTCGTGCTGCTTATCGCCAAGGAAGCCAAGAACATAGTCGGCGACGGGCGCAAGAACCAGTGGCGCGTTCGCGTTCGCTTCTACTCCGCAGCCGACGACTATGCCGAGCCCATCGCCGATACCGATCCCGATGCAGAAGCTGGCTTGCCCGGTGCGACGATCCTGTCCGGGCTTCCTGCCTTGGTCGATTGGATCGCCCAGCTCGGGGTGCAGGTACACGGGCAGCAGCCCAATGGGCTGGCCACGGCGACACTGGATCATAGGCTGAAGGCATTCCGCCCGACGTTGAGCCGCTGCGGCGGCTTGGGCGTGTGGCGCATCCCCTACTCGACCCTTGAGAAGATCGGGGAGCACACTGTCGAGAAGCATTGGAAGGCGCGCGCGGATGTCGCACGGATTGAGGTGACGAAGTGACACCAGCAACGAAGCAACAGACCGTCTTCCTCGTGAAGGGCCTACGCCGCATTCGCCCTGTCACGGCTGACATCTTGGTATGCGACAAAATGACCTGGGCACGGATCGGCACGCACTATGGCGACATTGGTCGGGATGCTGTGC